GCTTCAAACTGGTCCTCCACGAGCTTCTGGAGATGCGGATTCCCCTTGTGCTGGGCGATGGCCGCCGTGATCTCGGACTTCAGGAGGTAGGACTTGAGGCCCTGGGTGGCCTTTTCCTTTTCCTCCAGGAGCGCCTTCTTCTCGGCCTCCACAATCGCCGTCAGCTTCTCGTACTTGCCCTGGGCCTCCAGCTGCGCCTTTTCGGCGTCTGCCTTGGCCTTCGCTTCCGCGGCTTCGCGTTCCTTCAGCGCCTTCTCGGCCGCCTCGGCGCGTTCCCGCTCTTTCTGGAGGGCAGTCTTGGCACCGGAGTCGTCCACATCGAGGACGAACTTGTCGCCGTCCTTCTTGTAGAGCGCCTTCAGGCCCTCTTCGAGCCCATCCAGGGAATCGAGCTTGTACTTGAGCACTTGGGACTCCAGGGGTTCCGCGTCGCGCGGCGGACGGGTGTCACACCCGGTCCTGCCCCCAGGCTCAGGTTCGGAGCGTCCGGTTTGCGCCGGACTATCTGCTCCGCAACTGCTCCAGCGTCAGCGCGTTCCCCCGCTGGTCAACCAGATCCTGAAGACTCAGCTTCCCCGACCGCCACAACTTGAGCCTGGCCGGTCCGAGGATGTCCGCCTGATCCTTCTCGGACTGCCCCTTGAGCCAGGATTCCCAGGTGGTGTCGGACGACACCGGGCCGCCCAGGCTGGACCGCTTCCCTGGCTCCATCTGGTCCAATTCGCGAGCCAGGCCCTTGTTCCTGGCCGCCAGTTCCTCCCACGACTTGGTGATGGGAACCGTGACGCACCGGCAGTTCCAGTGCAGCGGCGGCAGGGTGTGGCCCGCACCCAGCGGCCAGACCTGGCCGTCCTGGGCACCGCAGGATGGACAGGTCCGCGGGTCCAAGGTCGCTGCCCACTGGAGATCCTTGATGATGTCGCTGTTCGCCTGGTAGGCAGCCATGTGCGCGGCGTTGTTCACGGCCATGGCGCTGGTCCGGACCAGGGCCTCGGCGTTGCGCTGAGAGATCATCTGGAGGTCGCGGACCCGGGCGGACAACTCGCCCACGCCCTCGCCCTGAAGCATCCCTGTCCGCATCTGGTCCGCGAAGGCGTTCTGGAGGTCCACGCTCTGCCGTGCCCACCAGTCCGCCGATGGGGCCCCCTTGACCAGCGCGTCCCCAGCCAAGGTCGCCAGCTGCTCAGCCGTCCACGTCACCGGGCTCAGCAGCTCGAACCCCACCGCCTTGTTCAGCGCCGCCACCAGGGAGCCAGCCTGGGCATCCAGGGCGCCCTCCATGCCGGTCTGGTGCAGGTCCGCGATGTCGCCGTAGGTCTGCCCGATGCGGCGCTGGGCTTCCTCCAGGAGCTTCCGGAGCCGCGCCCGCTGCCAGTCCGTGCGGGGAGTGTCCAGTTCTGCCGCTGCCAGCTCGGCCACCAGGTCACGGCCCAGGGCCTTGAGCATGGCGATGATCTCGGTCCGGAGGTGCGCGTCGTAGCGCATCAGGTCCAAGCTGTTGCGGAGGATGGCGGAGTGCCAGAGATCGGGGATGGAAGCCACTTACGGCCCCTGCACCCGAGGCACGAACGGCACCGCCGGCATGGGCTTCGGGCCTTCCGCCTCCAGCGCCGCCTTCTCGTCATCCAGCGTCCGGTCCGGCGGGATCAGGCCGCCCGTCTGGAGGTTCCAGAACAGCACGTCCTGGCTGATCTGGCCCTTGTCCCGCATGGTGGACAAGGCGTTGAGCACCAGGGCGTTGACCTCATCCTCGTCCCAGTCCATGTCCAGATCGGCAGACCCGCCAGAGGGCTCGCGGACCCAGAGGGCCATGAGGCGCAGGCATTCCTCGATGAAATCCTGGAATGTGTTGACCCAGGCCCGGAGCTTGGACGAACCCTCTGAAGACTCCAGACTAGACTCTCGTGCCGTCTTCTGGCTCCCCTCGGACACCAGCATCTGCCCAGCCACGCGGCGCATCTGATCCTCCAAGTCGTGGAGGTCCGTCTTGCCTGCATCAATCGCCGCGCCCGTGTGCTCCACGAACTTGAGGCCCTTCATGCCGATGATGAGCCCCTTGACGCCGATTTCTACCGGAGCATCCGGGTCCTGCCGCACATCCTCGTCCGCTGCCAGCAACGGCACCCGTGCCACATTCAGCACGGCCCGCTGGTAGCTGGAACTCTGCCAGTGCGTCACGTTCAGCCAGGCGAGGTCCTCGAGCGGGGGGCCGTCCTCCTTGGGGCGGTAGCAGGCGACCGGGACTTCCTGGATGCTCACGGGGCCCGACAGGTCCGGGAGGGGCACCCATACGGGCGGCCCACCTTCGGCTGTGGCCTGCTTCTCCCAGACTTCGACGGTGCCGGGCTCCAGGACGCGAATCCGCTCCACTTCCATGGTTCCCCAGCGGCCCACGGGGACCTGGACACACTCCTTGTAGCGGAAGTGCGTGAAAGCGACCGTCCCGTCCTCGCCGGACTGGGTGCGGAAGTCGATCACGTTCTTGAGCGGGACGTGGACAAGGTAGGGACGCGCCCCCATGGCCCGTTCCTGGGCCAGGGTGGCGCCCTGCGGCACCCTGGCATAGTCCGCCACCACGTAGGTGCATCCATCCCGCAGGCCCGCCTTGAGGACACCTCGGAAGAAGGTGTCCGCGTCGGCGCCGCACTTGTCTATGTTCTCGAAACCCTGCTCAACGGCACTGGGGACATCCTTGAAGACGATGGGGCTACCCATGGGCTTGCCGATGTAGGCTTCCAGGGCGTGGGCGAAGGCCGGGAAGAACTCCGCCTCGTCTCGCCGGGCTTCCCATGCCTTCTGGTTCTCCAGGGGACGCTTGGGAAGGTAAGCCTTCGCCAGCTTCCGCATCTCGATCACACCGGCGGCCACGGCCTGGCACACCGCGGCGCGGGTCTGCATCTCTTGGACCTCTTCGCCTAGGTCGTCAATCGCGGGTTCCTTCATCGGCGGCCCTCCAAGAGGCGGTCCAGCTTTTCGTTGATCGCCTTCAGATCAGCTCGAGTCTGGTCCTGTTGCCGGTTGAGCTCCTGGTCCTGGGCAGCATTCGCCGCGTGCTCCTGCTGGACACCTAATTCGACTGTGGTCAGCCTGCGGTCCTGGTTCACGGCCCATACGAAAAAACCAGCGAGCATGGCGAGGCTCAACAGCAGGTGGCCCAAGTCGATGCCGCGGTTGATGTGCCAGAGTTGGCGGCCTTCTTCGGGCATGTTCAGCATTGGACAATCCTCTGGCGCCGTCACAGCTTCCCCCCCGCATAGCCCATGGCAACCCCCGCGACAAAACCTTCGATCCGGCCCCGCCAGCGGGACTCCTTGACGGACTGCTTCCAGGCGTTCGTGGCCGCTTCCTGCGCCAGCCGCGCCTGCTGTTCGTGTTGATACGCCGCCTGCCACTCGCCGGATCGGCGCTGTTCGTCCGTCAGTGCGAGCTTGAGGCCAGCGATCTGGGCGTCTTGGGCTCGTACCAATACGTCGAGGGCGGCGATGGTTTCGTCTCGATGATCAGGGGCCACAGCCGGAACGAGGGGCGGATTCGGGTTGACCGAATCAGAAACGGGAACGCTCGGCTTGGCTGCCAGGATCTTGCGAAGCCTCGCCACTTCGGCCCGTGCCCGATCCACGTCTGCCTGGGCCGCCGCCAGGTCCGCCGCATGATCCGGGATCTGCTGGGCGCTGTTGGCATGGCTCTGTGCCTCCTGATCCTGCTGATGGGACCACTGCTCCTGGTGGGCGCCCTGGTGCTTGTGGTAGGCGTCGAGGCCGGACATCAGGCCCCAACCAATCAGCAGAGCAGCAGCGAGGGCGTAGGCGGTCTTCTTCATGGGTTGCCCCCGTCCGGGCCTGGTTCAGGCATCGGCACACCCTGGGCCCCGGGGGCGGTCGGGGCCGCGGCCCCGGCGGAGGAAGCCTTCCACTTCCCGACGCCCCAGACCGCCATCAGCCCGGTGCTGAGGGTGCCAAGGGCGGCGGCCTCGGAGGCGTTGAACACGCCATGCCGGAAGGCCAGGAAAAGCATGGAAAGGCTGAAGGACACGACGAGCACGGCCATGAGCAGACGGCCCATGGAGCGCCCGGAACCGGCAGACAGGAAACTCATTCCGGGACCTCCTGAGCCCGCCGGACCCATCCCTTGAGGAACATGGCCTGGGACGAATCCCGCTCCACGATGCGGCGATAGAACGCCTCCTGCTCGAGGCAGAGGGCCTGGAGAATGCCCGGGGCAGCGTTCACCGCGGTCTCCGTCTTGGGCCCCCAGCGCCCGTCCAAGGCCACTTCCCCGCCCAGGGCTCGCTGGCAGAGCATGACCGCACGGACCGGCCCGAGGTTCACGGCCATGTCCAGCAGCTTTGTGGCGACCCGCTGATCCGAGACACCCTCGAACAGCCAGTAGATCGCACGGTAGATCCCCTGGGCCTGGGCCTGCGTCAGGTCCCCAACCCAGGTAGGAAGGCTAGCGTCACGGCGCCGGGCATCGTCCAGCGTCCGCTGAGTGATACCGAGGTTCGTCGGGCCGCCCTTGTCCTCCAGGTGGTCGGAGAACCCGCCCTCGTGTCGGAGGACCCACGGAAGGGCTGCAAGGAAATCGGCCACGCGCACCTGGAAGGGTGCGGGGGCTTCTGGTTATAGGCTGGGTCCGTGCTGGCGCCCATGAGGTTGGTTGAGTGCCCCCGCGGTCCCAGGCTCGGGCCGCTGGCGTCCGGGGCGTGTCGGACTATCTAGCCCAACCCTCCTCAGCGCCTCGCGCCGGGCCCGCTGGTGCCGCCTCAGCGCCTCGAACACCATGGACCGCGCCATACCCAGCCGGAGCGCGATTGTGACCCGCGGCAAGCCCTCCCCGGCGAGGTGCAGGATATGGGCGTCCCGTTCCATGGCCTCCAGGCGCGACAGGGGGAGCAGCTGCATGGCGAGGGACAGGTCCAGGAATGCAGCCGTGGCGGCGATGGCCCGCTCCCGGTCCAGGCCGGTCCGGGCCTCGAGGCACTTGGTCAGGAACTCGGCGGTCAGGCGGTATTCCATGGGAGCCCCTCAGAAGTTGACGGCGTGGAAGGCGGCGGTCTTGCGGACGATCGGGAATTTCCGGTGGATGAAGTAGCCCGCGGCGTCCGTGGCGTGGTCCAGGTTCAACGTCTTGTCAGGCTCACCGTTCGCGGCCCAGGGCTGCTGCTCTAGGCAGTCCGCATACGTCGGACAGCGGTCCACATTGACCTTGTAGTTCCGTTCACCCAGGGCGTTACAAAACATGCCGTTCATGGCGTTGATCCGGTCCTTCACCGGCGGGTTCGCGTCCGGCGCATCCACCTGGAAGCCCGCGGCCTTGAGCAGGGCGATGTCCGTCTCGCTGGCGTTGACCGAGCGCCGGGAGCCGCCGGACGCATCCGGATAGATACGGATCTGCCTGTCCTTTTGCCACTGCCCGTCCTTGAATGTCCAGAACCGCTCCCGGATGCGGCGAATCATGTCCGGCGTGTCGTAGGCGTTGATGATCTCCCCCACGGCCAGAGGCGCGCCGCCGCGAACCACATGCACCACCGCGGCCATCCTGCCCACATTGAAATCCATGCCGATGTAGAGGGTCTCGCCCGGGTTTTCCACGGCATCGGTGGAATTCAGGCGCCGGTCGAACTGCTGGTAGACCGTGCCCGTCTGGAGGTTGACGAATTGGCCGTTAATGTAGGCTTCAACGAGGTTGGCCGGGTATGACTGGAGCAGGCTGGGAATGTAGTCGTCCGGCAGGTTCCGGGCGTTGTCATAGGTGCTGGCGTGAACCCGCCCGTAGAGGCCCGCGGCCTCCCTGCTGGCCCTGGGCACCTTGACGAACTGCTCATACACGAACCGGAAGCCCTCCGGCGTGGTGGTCACGTCCACGCCGTTCCTCAGTCCGGCGATGTTGTAGCGCATCCGGGCCAGGATCTTCCGCCAGGCATGGGTGGCCTTTTCCTTGGTCATGGTGTCGATCTCATCCACCTGGGCATGGCCGATCTTGAAGCCCACGATGGAGCCGGGGTCCTCCATGGACCGGCAGAGGATGGTCCCGCGATAGACCCGCCCGTTGCGGACCTCCACCTCATGGTTCGCGGTCCTCACCCGGGCCCGGAGGCCCCAGTCGTGGAATACCTCCTCCACTGTTGGGTAAAAGATGTCCCGGATCTGAGGGTAGGACGGGGCGAAGTAGCCGGTGTTGACGCCGGGATGCACCCAGAAATGCTCCCCTTGCCCCGCGCACCCCGCCCAGGTCTTCCCAGACCCGAACCCCGCCACGAAGGCGCGGAACTTCGCCTGGAGGGCCAGGAACTCGGCCTGGGGGCGGTTCAGGGTGGGGGTGAGGGTGGTCAGGGCTTCCTCCCATCCACCACCTGGACGGTCACGGACACGGGCGTCGGCTTCTCGCCTTCGTCGCCCTCGCCGTCGTAGAGCCCGGATACCTTCCCACGGGCCATCTCCGCCGTCACGGCGGGGCCGTACTGCTTCGCGCGACGCGCCTCCTCACGAAGAGACCGTAGAGACACGAGGTGCTCCGCCAGCGTGATCCCTGACCTTTTCCTAGCATCTGAGCGTAACTGACTCAATCTTGCGGCAATCTTGGGGGTGGCGACAAGTTCAGCAGCGGTCCGGCTGACGGTCTCCGGCTTCATTCTTTCTGCGTTGTAGGCTTCCCGGTAGGCTTCAGAGGCATTCCCCGTCCGCGCCAGGTGGAGACAGAAGGCTTCCATTTTGGGTGTTAGCCCGGTAACTGGATCAGCGGCTGCCCGACTCATGCGACCTCCGTCCCGTCGCGGGGGGCGACGGCCTGTTCACCGAACTTCTCCAGCGCTTCGGCCACGGAGTGCGCGTGGAAGGCGATGTGACCTTCCGACCTGCGGGCCGCCAGGAAGTCCTTCTGGCCGAACTGGAACCTCCCGCCCGGCTTCTTGACCTCACAGAACACCCAGCGGCCATCGGGAAGCCGCCCAGTGAGGTCTGAGAAGGCCGGAGGGATCAGCAGGGCCACAGACAGGCCGAAGGGCGGCCGAGCGATTCCTAGGGCATTCAGGAGCCACTGCGGAGGGTTCGCCAGCAGGCCCTTGACCCCGGTCCCCCCCGCGTCGGTCTTGGTTAGTTTCAGCCGGTGCTTGAGAAGGAAGGCCTGCTGGATGGCCTTCTCGATGTCCCGCTCAGAGGGGGCGGCCTTCTTGCGCTTGGCGCGAACGATGAAGCCGGGGTTGGAGCCGAACATACTCATGGGTGACCAACCTGACCAACCTCAAATCTGAGGTCGGTCGGGGAAATCGCATTGAAAAATAAGGAACTGACCAACCTGACCAACCTGACCAACCTAAAGTCAGAAAAGGTTGTCAGGTTCGGATTATCGTCACCCTGGAGATTGGGAATTGGATGCTCCATGAAATTCCCCCTACGTGCGCGAGGCAAAAGGTTGGTCAGGTTGGTCAGATTCAACGCCCATGCGGCCCGAGGTCGGTCGGGCAGGTTGGTCAGAGGTTGGTCAGGTCGGTCAGGTGGCACGGCACCACCTCCGCTCGCGGGCCTCGCCCACCCGTACCTGCTTCCACCCCTTGGCCTTGAGTAGGGCTGCCAGCTTCATGGAGGCGCCCTTGGTCTGCTGGGCAACGGGCAAGCCCATGAGGGTCATCAGCTCACCGATGGGGATACCTTCCGCCAGGGATTTCCCGTCCTTCATGTAGGCGGCCGCAGCCAATTCCACCATGTGGTCCCATGGGTCCTCGGCAGCGAAGTCCTCGGCCTGGACCTCGCGGCGGGTGTCCATGGACGACTCGAGCCAGTGGTCCATACCGGCTCGCTCCAGGTTGAGGGCTTCCGCCCACAACTGGTCCCGCCATTCGCGGAGGCGGGAAACATTGACGGTGTCCATGACCCGTATTGGCCAGAACCGGCGGGAGCCGGTGGCGTCAGTCAGGAACTGGTCCCGGTTCGTGGTGCCCACGATGACGCAGGACCGCGGGTATATGGCCGCGGAGGCGGCGTAGGGCGCCCGGAATATGTCCCGACGGGAAGAGAGGAAGGCCTTGACCTTCTCCTGGGACTGGACGCTGGTCAGATGGTCTATCTCCCCCAGCTCTGTGATCCACGACTGGTGCAAGACCAGGTAGCCGTCCTTGTTCGTCAGGTCTATCGGGCTGTCGCCGAACCACTCGCCAGCGAGCTCAGCGAAGAAGGTGGACTTGAGGAAGCCCTGGGGCCCGGACAGGACCAGGGTCGTGTCCAGCTTGCACCCGGGATGGAGCACCCGGCGGACCGCGCCCACGGCCCAGCGCACCAGGTACTGGGCGTTCAGGTCGTGGGGCTCGGCGTGGAGAACGACGTCGGGCACCTGGCGCAGCCGCTCCTGGCCGTCCCAGGGGGGCAACGCCTCGAGGTAGCGCCGGACCGGGTGTATGGGGTTCTGGCTGCACTGGGCCAGCAGCTTGGCCCGGACCTCATCCCTCCCGAAGTTCAGGCCGTAGGTGTCCTGCACCCACTCCTGGACCTCATCCACGAAGTGGTCGCGCTTGGGCTGGGCGTCGTGGCAGATGTCCCGGCTCATCTCATTGAGGGAGAGCCGGGCGCCCCACTGCGGGTCGAAGCGGAGGATCTTGGCGAGGTTGGCCGGCACCTTGAGAGGGGCGCCGTCCTTGCCCAGGTGAAGGCGCTGCCAGACAGGCGTGTGTTCCTCGCGCCCCACGGCGGGGGGCAGGGCCCCGTCCTCCTCATCCTCACCGGCCTCCTGCTTCGGGCGGTAGGCCTGAGCGTGGGAGCCCACCAGGGGCTTGCCGGCGGCTTCGCAGATGTCCTGGAGCCCGAGGTGCACGTGCCCGGAGTGCGCGCACTTGAAGGACGGCCAGTCCCCCGGGGTCTGTATAACCACGGCGCTGTCATCGTCCAGGGCGTGGGTGTGCTCCGAGGCCCAGGGGCAGTGACACCGGAACTTGTAGCCTCCGCGGAAGGGCTGGGCCTTGCCCACTTTCACCCCCATGGACGCCAGCAGACCGGCCAGGTCTAGGGTTTTGAACTCCACGCGGAAGTTCCGCCACCAGTCCCGGCCCGTGCGGGGGTCGATCTTGGGGCGGGGCTTGAGCCAGGCGGGAGGCTCGGGGTCCTTGACCTCGACGTTGGGCAGCGCGGCCTCGGGGATCGCCAAGTGCTTGCCCTTGAGCTCCCAGACCTTCACGGAGGAGGGGTCCGGGGCGCATGGCAGGAAGTTGAGCCGGGCCACGTCACGCAGAACGGGGATGTCGATCGCCCGGGACTCCTTCCATGGCAGGAAGCCCAGGTGGTCCATGGCCCATTCCGTGGCCTCGGTCCAGTAGGCCGGACTGATGGGGGCCTGCAAGGGGATCACAACGCGGAACTTGGCCAGCTGGGCGCTGTGGCTCCAGGTCGTGTAGACCACGGCCGCCAGCCCCCGGGCCTTGATTGCCTCGATCACCTGCTCGGGCTGGGCGGGCTCAGCGATGGGCACCTTGCGCGTCTTGGGCCTACCGCTCTTGTGGTTCTCACCGGGGATGGGTTCCTCGATGCAGTTGTCGAAGTCGAAGACCAGGAGGTGAATGGACTCGGCGTTGTCGCAGGCTCGGGACGTGCCGTCGAAGAAGGCCGTTCCCGAGAACGCGGGGACCGCCTTCTTGGCGTCGGCGGGGTCCTTGCGCTTCGGGGCCCGGGTGACGGTGGTCAGGACCTCCACCAGTTCCGGCCAGGTCCCGTTGTGCCTGTCCGGCTGGTTGTCCTTGGCCCCGGCGAACTGGGACCAGGACAGCACCCGCTGGAAGGGCTGGAGGGCTGCGGCGGCACTCATTGCGTTCCTGCCGGCCGTGTCTGATACTGGTTCATGCTCGACTCCTTACTAGTCGGGTTGTTCACGAGGCCAGCCCGCCACGGCTGGCCTTTTCACTGTTGGAATTCAGCAGTTCATCAATCAGCGCCCGCATCCCTAGCAGCTCGGGGCGCAGCTCGCGCAGCTCGTGTTCCGTGATCTCCACGCCGCCCTCGGAGTCCGGAGCCATGGCCTGGATCAGGTGGGCGATCGCCACGCCGCTCTTGCGGGACAGCAGGGAGGCCAGGACCGTGTGGGTCCGGGCGTGGCGGGTGTCGTGGCCCGGCCGCATCGCGGCCAGGGCATCCCAGAGGATGGAATTCCCCGTGGCCCGCTCGAGGGCCGGGTAGAGGTGGGCCGGTAGCATGTCGGGGTCGTCCGGGTTGCGGTATTTGGACAACTGGCCGGGGCTGCACTTCAGGGCGTATTCCGCGACCCACGAGGCGGCGATCCCGTCCTCCCGCTTCGCCAGGTCCAGGGATTCCCCCAACGCCTCGGAAAGGGCAACGGCTTGCGGGTGGAGTTGCCTGGATTTGCACATCATGCTTTACCCATGAAGGTGATCCCCGAACTGATCCCGCTCGAAGCCCAGGCGATGTTTGCGCCCACGCCAGAGTGGGAGGCGGCGGCCAGACAGACGCTGGCGGTGGAGAGGGCCCGTCCTCATGCGGCGGCGGGGGGGGAGGAGGAGGAATGATCAGGGAGACCCATCAACACGGCCGCCTTGAGCGCGCCCTTCGAGGCGGCTTCCAGGCGAAGTGCAAGGGGAAGGCGAGGCTTGATCTTCCCGGAAAGAATCCGGCTCATGTGCCCATCACCGATCCCAACCTTCCTAGCGAGGGACCTTTGCGTCAGGCCAGCGGCCCGAAGGGAGTCTTGGAGAACGCTCATGGCCCTCAGTTTGCAGCGCCAATGCAACCAAGTCAAGGTGGTGCAAGCGTGAAATTTGCACCCATGCGGCAAGATCTAGCCATGGCGAAGCACTGGATCTACAGCGAGGCGTTTGATCGTCGCTACCGGGAGTTCAGGGAGCGCACTGGTGCGTCGAATGAGGACGTGGCCCGAGCACTCGGCAAGTCTGAGGGGACCATCAACTCCTACCGCAGGAAGCACGACGCCATCACCCCCGACCCCGAAACGCTGCTCAAGGCGGCCGAACTGTTCGGGTGCAACATATTCGAGTTCATGCCCGACTATCGCGCCATCCAGGCCGTAAGAATCGGTGTCGCCGAATTGACGGATCTTGATATTTACAGGATCTCGGAGTCAGCGCGGATGCTTACCGATCCCGGCTCTACACAAGAAGAGCGGGACATGATGGTCCAGGGGTTACGAGAGCTCCAGGACAAAATTGCCCGTCTCAAGCGGTCTAGATCAACTACCTGAAGGTTGTTTGGTCAACACCTGTCCATTATTTTTCTGGTAGCCTCTTTGCCCGGAGGCGTGATGCAGACCAGTGATCCCGCATTTTCCCATGCCCTTGAGCTTAAAGCCGCGCTTTACGGGCTTGCCCTGGTCCCCTGCGACCTGGCGCGGCCTGCTGTGTCTACCACGCCCTCCGGCTTTCCTATCCTCTTCCTTCCCCGCGCCTTTGAGGCGAAAGCCTGGGCCCACCTAGTGGACGAACAGATCAACGCAATCAAATCCAAGAGAGGTGCAGCATGAAGCGATTCTTCCCGGCGCTGGCTCTGGTGGCCTTGGTGGGGTGCACATCCCCCGTCACTGACCCAGCCATGATTGAGTCGTGTGGGCCCAAGCCGAGTCAACAGATAGCCGAGGCTGTCGCGGCCAAGGCTGTATCCCTCATGCGCCTCAAGGACCCCGAATCTGCGCGGATCACCGAAGTGACTGTGGAGTCCCCCATGGTCTGGAAAGGTGATCCCGGAGGCCCCTGGGTCGGCTGGCAGATCGGGTTCTACCTGAACGCCAAGAACTCATTTGGTGGCTACGTGGGGCCGCAGCGCATCATCGTCCTGCTCCGGAAAGACGGTACGTTCCGCTACCGCCCCGCTGACGCCTGGCACCCCTGATTTATCCCTCCACACCCTGTGTCCAGCCCCGCCCCGGCGGGGCTTTTCCATGCCCTCAAAAAAATTTTGAGATTTTTCTTGCCGTGGGGGTTGCATCTTTGCAGTTTCGATGCAAACTGGTCCTGTCGCACTTCTCATCCCCCCCCCCAATCGGAAGGAGAATGTCTATGCCGAAAATCGTGAAGTTCCAGCCGCCGAAGCCCTCCGGCCCCAAGGCCCCCGCGCCGATTCGGGTGGCGGCATGACCCCCTCCACCATCTCCGTGACACCCCACGCCGGTGCGGACCTCGCAGGCGCAAAACTCGTCAGGGCGGACCTGTATGGGACGGACCTATCTGGGGCAGATCTCTCCAGAGCGGATCTCTCCGGTGCAGACCTCGCCGAGGCAGATCTCGCCGGTGCTGACCTCTCCAAGGCAAACATCGCCGGAGCGAACCTCCACGGCTCAGACATCTGCGGTGCGAACCTTGTCCGAGCGAACCTCGCCGTGACAAACCTCGCCGAAGCGAACCTCTCCGGTGCAAAGCTCGTCAGGGCGGACCTGTACGGTGCGGATCTCTCCGGGGCAGACCTCTCCGGGGCGTACCTCTACGAAGCAAACCTCGCCGAGGCGGATCTCGCCGGTGCAAATCTCGCCGGTGCGGACCTCGCCAGGGCGAAACTCTACGGGGCGAGATACGGCGACCTGAAGCTAGCCGCAGTCGTGGTCATGACGGGCCTCTACAGGTACCAGTGCTGGGCCGCGGTCACCACTGACGGCGTCCCCTACGTGCGCATGGGGTGTTTCTGGCATTCCGTTGACGAGTGGGATGCCATCGGAATCCGAACGAGCAACACTTCCGAGTTCCCCGATGACGGCAGCGCGGAATCTGAGGAGCGTGCGGCGGCCTTTGAGCTTACGAGGGCCAAGGCACTCCGTATGGCTGAGGCACACAAGAAGGAGGTGTCATGACCCCCTCCACGGAAGACGTTGCTCGCACCACCGCCGTCGGCATCTTCGCGGAAATGACCGCCTCGCCGCGTGGGAGATGGCCCGGCAGAAGGCCGCCGAGCTCTACCACGCCATGGACACCGTGTGCGTCCAGATCCAGACCCGCCACGGCAACCGGCCCTCCGAAGTGCCCATGACCACGCGGATCTTCCTCGACCGGCTGCCGGGCTTCCGTGAGGCCGTGCTGGAGCCGGAGACCGAAGCCATCGAAAACGCCCATGTCTGCCCGGTGTTCGCCCCGGCGATGCGGAGGCCCGCATGAACCTCTACGACCTGACCGAGAACTGGCAGCGGCTGGACGCCCTGCTTGAGGAATCCGCCGGCGACCTCACACCCGAGGCCGAGGAAATCATGGCGACCCTCGTCACCGAGGCCCCTGACGCCCTGGAGCGGGCCGGATTCTTCCTCAAGAACTCCGAGGCCCGTGTGGACGTGGCAAAGGCCCGCCGCGCCGCCCTGGCCGCCACCATCGAAGTCGAGGAAGCGAAGCAGGAACGTGTGCGCGCCGCCATGGCTCTGGTCCTCCAGCGCCTCGGGAAGCCGGTGAAGCTGCCCGAATTCACCCTCAGCACCCAGACCCGCACGTCCTATGCCTTCGCCCTGGCCCCGGACGCGGACCCGCTGGAAATCGGCGACTTCCTCCGCTACCGCGAGCCCGAACTGGACAAAAAGGCCCTGACCGCCGCCGCGAAGGAAGGCAACGTCCCCGCCGGCATCCTTTGCCAGACCAGCGAGACCACCGTGCTCATGCTTCGCACCCCCGCCAAGAAGAACACCACCGAAACCGCTGCCTAAACCAGGAGAGTCCCGTGCTCATCATTGACGACAACAGCCCCAGCGCGGCCCCCAAGCCGTCCATCTTCCTTCATGGCGTGACTGGCGCCGGAAAGTCCACCTGGGCCACCCAGGGAGGCCGCCCCCTGGTGATACTGACCGAGCCGAAGGCCATGGCCGTGCTCCGCCAGGTCAACCCCCAGGCCCAGGGCCTCGTGCCGCAGTCCACCAAGGACGTGCTGGACCTCTTCACCCGCCTGGGACAGCCCGAGTGGCTGGCGGCGAAGAAGATTGACCGCATCGTGCTGGACAGCTTCACGGACCTGACCTACTCGCTTCCGGCCTGGATGAAGGACCCGAGCGGGAGGGAGATCCTGACGAAGCTGGAAATTCAGGAGTTCGGGGACCTCAAGAACTACGCCCTGGCCCTGGTGAAGGCCATCCAGCTCACGGGCTATCCGAGCATCATCATCGCCCGCAGCACCGTCAAGAAGGTGGGCCGGGTGGAGAAAGTTGTCCCGGACGGCTACGGAAAGTCCGTGGAGGAACTCCCGGGGAAGTGCCTCCCCACCGTCGAGGCCGTCTGGAACGAGGACCACGGCTACCACATCAGCAGCGCGCCCGATGAGTGCAGCCAGCGGTGCGGGCTCCCCTGGGTTCCCCAGGTCTGGACGGGCGCGGCCCTGGAATTCCTGGAGCGCGTGGCGACCCCTTCCGGCGCGCAGCAGCGCCCCGCACCCCTGACCGAGAAGGAAACCTCCGAGGCCCTGAGCCAGATGGTGGAGGCGTCCCGCGCGGCCAAGGCCAGGCCCGTGAGCGCGGGGGCCGCCGCATTCGCGGATGCCGTGGCCGATGGCCCCGCCACCTGTTCTCCGGAGGACTGCGTGGAAATCACGGATTTGGCCATCCGCAACAAAGTGAACCTCGACCAGCTGGGCGCTTACATGGCCTCCAAGGGCTACATGCTTCGCGCCAAAGACTGGACCTCTATCACGCCCGAGGGGCACGAGAAGGCCCTTCTCCACCTCAAAGACGACAGTAAGCGCCGCGCCCTCGTGGCATACCTCGACTCCCACTTCCCGGCCCAAGCCGCCTAAACCAGGAGCACACCCATGACCGCCTTTTCTATCCCCGGCCTTGATCAGGCCGCTATCGACCGGACCGACCCCACGGCCAAGAAGCGCAGCGGCAAGCCGTTCCCCGCCACCGACAGGTGGACGACCTTCACCGGTGAGGTGACCAGCGTCGAGACGAAGGTCCTCGGCGAGAACGAATACCTCAGCATCCGCGTGCGCAACGGTGAGTGCGGGGCCGAGCTGCTTGTCAGCACCGAGCCGGACAAGACCTACGAACCCAAGAATGAGGAGGACCGCCAGAACCAGGTGCAGCGGAACCTGGAGACCTTGGCCAAGGCGGTCAAGGCCCTGGGGATCTTCAAGAACGGCAAGGTGGACCCGGCCCTCTACGCGGGCGGGGTAGTCGTGGCCTTCGCTGCCAGGCACAAGGGCACGCACATCGGGAGCGATGGCAAGACCTATCCCAAGATCGGCTACATCTTCGATGGTGTCTCCACCGAGGGGCTGATCCCCGTCCAGCCGCTGGCTGGCGCTGACGACTACATTCCGTTCTGATGCGCCCCCTCATTTACATCAGTTCTCCCTACACCGCCACCAGTGAACAGCTGGTGGCGGCCAACACCCAGCGGGCCCTCGCCTATGGCGCGCAGGTCCGCGGCATCGGGGCCACGCCCCTGGTGCCCCACGTATCGGTCATTCCCTTCCCCGCGCTGAGCGCCAAGGAAGCCTGGGGCCCGGCGATGCAAGAGTGTCTGACCATGCTTTCCAGGGCGGACGCCATGCTGCTCTGCCCCGGCTGGGAGGAATCCCGTGGGTGCCGCGTGGAGCTGCTCCAGGCCGAGCAATGGCAGATCCCCGTGTTCTACAGCGTCCAGGACCTGCGGGTCTGGGTGGAGAAGTCCGCATGACACCCCTGCAAGCACACATCGCCCGGCGCCCGGAGATGCCGCGCCCCTTCAACGCTGACCGGCCTGAGTGCATCGCCTGGCAGCAGGACTTTCAGCGGTGGGTAGACAAAAAGGAACGCCTGGAGTGCGCCGCGCGCGTGGCGGGGCTGGTCTCCGACCCCGAGAGGCAGAAGCCGCGGTGCATGCGCGACATCCCAGCCCCGCGCAAGCGGCCCGCCTGGTCCGGCGCTACCCGTGAATACAACCGTCAGAAAGCCCGGGAGTACCGGGAGCGCCGTCGGGCCGCGATCCGGGAGCCCCGGGGGGAGGGGCCGCGATGATTCTCGTGGTTCTCATCCCCCTCTGGTTACTCGGCCTCGTCGTGATCCTCCGAGACCTCGACCGGGAGCGGTCGGCCCGGGAGAAGGCGGCCCGCCGGGTGCGCCCTCTGGCGCCAGATGAAAAGGCAGCGCAGGAACTATACCGGAAACGCGACCGGGACCGGGTGCGCGCCATGCGTGCCACCCGCTACGCCGATCAGCAGGAGTGGGAGATGCGGCGGAACGAGGCCGAACACATCAAGCACGTGCGGGACCGCCGCAAGCTATATGCCGAACGGACAGGTCGCACGCCTGAACCATCCGGGAATCCCGGAGAGTTGATCCCCCGCATCCATGAGGTGCCCCATGCCTGAGTTCTGCATCTTCGTCCTCTTCCTTTTCGGCCTGGTGGCGGTCCTGCTGCTGCCCACGCCTGGCGAGCGGAGGCGGGAGCGCCACCAGCCCACCCACGACACCACCAAGACCTGGTGGATGCCATGACGCTGACCGGCTGGGTCTAGGAGCCGTAATGACCAACACCCTCAAGCCTCCCGCTGAATACTTGCAATTACTGGAGGGTCTGCGGGAAATAAATCGCTACGCGAAACACTGGAGCGTCAAATTGGAGCGCCATACGAACCGGCACCCCGATTGTTATGGCAGACCTCGGGGATGGTATGAGGTTCATCCTAACAATGTCGTAGTCGGCTACTGGAACGCCTACAAGGATGACCTGAAGGGTGTGGATATTGCCGCCTGGAACGAAGAAGCGAGACGAATCAGCAACCCGAAACCCTGGAGGAAGTATGACGATCCACCCCGCAAAGACCCCGATGGAAGGCGGGTTCAGCCTGGAGAAGTTTATGCCGAACACAGACCCCGAAACAGCCCGGGTCTTAGATGATGTCCTCGACGCACTAGAGAAGGAGCGAAAGTTGAAGGGCTGGATTCCATGCGCTGATCGCCTTCCCGAGAAGTGTCAGGAAGTGCTGATCTACCTGGATGAGAATGAAGGCGGGATGCTCGAACTTGGATACACCAGCCTCATCACCATCGCCACATATACGGGGGAAGGTGATGAGTGGTCCCGTGATTGGGAAGCCGATGCCAATGCGCCCATCGAAGATGGTTGCCAGCCGACCCACTGGATGCCCCTTCCTCAACCCCCGACCGTCTAACGAATATCCACTGGTTGAGCGGCGAACACGAAAACGTAACAGGAGAAATCATGAAATTCCGAAAGAAGCCAGTTGTGATTGATGCGGAACTCTATGATGGGACCGCCGCAAGCGTGGAACGAGTGATGGAAATGGGAGGAACGCGGGGAATTAACAACAGCCCAGAAGGGCTTTACATCGTGACCCTCGAAGGGACGATGAGAGCGAACAGGGGCGACTGGATCATCAGGGGCGTGAAAGGGGAGTTGTACCCCTGCAAACCTGACATTTTCGAGGCGACATACGAAGACGCCTAACGACCAGCTCACCGGGACGCAGGAGGAACGAAATGGAAAAATTGAAAGCATTTCTCGAATGGGGCAGTCTGGCAGGCGTGGGCGCATTTGTGCTCTACGTCATCGTCGGCGGGTTGGTTGGCTCGATCTGCGGCTGGCCGTTCGCCGAATTCGCGTTGCCCGGCGCGATTGGTTGCGGGATCGGAACGGGGTTGGCAACCGGAGCAGTATCCGCTTGGGATGCCTAACGCCCCAGCTAACCGGCCCTCGGGCCAAACGGAGGAATCATGAACCAACATGCACAGGCCCAAGACCCCGAGTCGAGCAAGTGCCCATGGTGCGGTGGACCTGCGGACAATGGGCATGACCGCAGCATCCCGCCGAATGCCTACCTATGCTCGAAATGCGCCAGCTCAGATCGAGCCAAGCGGAACATCGAATACAACCTGCTAATGGAGCAGTGACGCATGAAAGGAGAACCATGAAGGCAAGATGTTGCCCCCGGTGCCTGGCCCTCACCGGAGACCAGGAAGACGACGCCATCCATACCTGCACGCCGACCAAGGCGTGGCGGAAGATGGAAGCCAGGGTCGCGGAACTGGAGGCCGAAATCGCAGTAATGGAGGCCGAAATCGCCGCCATCCTCGGCACCCAGCGGGGCGGGGAGGGGTGATGGAGATCCTCACACAACAAGAACTCCAGATCCGCCTCCGGGCCGAGGGGCTGCCTCTAGGAACCCCCAGCATCCACGCCTGCATCGAGGCCGGGATGCCCGTGGTGAGAATCCCGGGCCACAAGAAGCCCCGGTTCCACTGGCCATCCTGCTGGGCCTGGCTCATCGCGTCCCGCGAACTGGATCCGCTGGCCCTTGCGACCAGGGATAGACTATTCCACAGGAACTCCCGGAGGACCACCGCTTGACCCGCTGGCTCCACAAGCGAGGCCGGTTCTACCACTACCGATTCAAGGTGGGCGGCCTGGAATACAGTGGCACCACGGAAGCCACGGATCTGGCGACGGCCAAGGTTGTCCTAGAGCAGGTGCGCCGGGAAACCATCCTCGGGGACCACGGGATGCGGAAGGCCCCCACGCTCGGGGCCGTGGCGGGTGAGTGGCTGGGCACCCGCGGCAAGTCGGCATCCAAGGGTCACCGCAGGGCGGCAGAGCAGAGCCTGGAGGCACTCGGGAGCCTCGGCAAGCTGCCGCTGGACCGAATCACCACGCCCATCGTCCAGTCGTGGCAGGCCGCCTATCTACAGGGCCACAGCGCGGCATCTGCGAACCTCGTCCTACGCTACCTCAAGCTATGGATGCGCTGGGCCATGGGCCAGAAACTCATCCGGGAGATGCCCTACTCCGTCCGGCCCGAGAAACAGCAGGAGCGCCCGCGCCCCGTGGTAGAGGATGTGGACGGGTTCCTCGCCAGGGTGGACGCCGGGGCCCGGAACCCGCAGGTTCCCGCCGCGGTCCGCTTCGCCATGATGCTGGGGCTCCGGGAGTCGGAAGTCCTCCAAGCCCGCTGGGAATGGCTGAAGGACGGATCCTACACCGTGGCCGGCCGCACCAAGAGCCGGAAGGTCCGGACCGTGCCTGTGCCAGAACCCTTGCGGGTGGCCCTGGTCCTCATGCTGGCGGCCCAACAGCACGGCCCGGCACAGGTCCCACGGCTCGGCCTGATGTTCCCAGGCCGGGATGGGCGGCCCCACCGCCAGGGATGGCTACGGCAGGCCCTCCAGCGCGGTGGGGTAGGGGGCCTGGGGATGCACCGCCTACGGGCCACCTTCGCCACGCTGCACCTCCGCAAGGGGACGCCACTGAAAGAGGTCCAGGAGATGATGGGCCATGGTGATGCCCGGACGACCCTGCTCTACCAGGAGGGCAGCCAGGGCGAGAAGCGGAAGTACCAGGATGCGCTGTGGGCGTGACAAATCGCGCACAAGCGAAAATCAAGAAGTCGCAAACCATCGCAAGCATTGGGTTCCAGACTGGCACCCCAACGATTCGTAATCAGCAGGTCGCAGGTTCGAATCCTGTAGTTGGCTCCAGTGAATGCAACAGTTAGCCCCCATCGCTGGGGGCTTTCTTTTGCTCAATTTTCGCCAATTTCGCACGTATTTGGCGGGGGAGGTGTTACAAGGAACGTGACAAGCCCCTGCGGCGTCCACCCTCGCGCCTCGTGGTCCAGGCCAAGAAGCATGGCGGCGAACTCGGCACACTCCCAGCCTGCATGATCCCCATGCTCCCCTAGACCCGCCCGGATCGCATCCTTGACGGAGTAGTGGTCCCCGAGGTGGCGGAGGGCCATGGGCACGTCCACAGTTCGCCCGGTGGGGAAGACAGTGGGGCCGTCCTCCATGCGGTTGCGGAAGGCGTGGCAGGACACACCGCCGATGGCACGGGCCTCTAAGACCAACGGCTCGCCTTCGACCATCCAGAGGACTCCGCAGTGGTCCCAGGCGCTATGAGTCCACCAGCGAATGATGGCGGCGATGGGCCCGCGCCCTCGGAACATGACGAGATCGCCGGTCTGCACGTTACGCCCCCATGATCACGGCCTTGTCCGTGGACACGATCCAGGCCCGCTGACTCTCCCAGGTTGTGTCAGGGGTCAGCCCGGCCTTGGCGAGGTTGGCGCGGTAGAGCATCGCGTAGTTCTCGGCGGGCACGATGAGGGCCTGGAGCCCCGTGGCCGCGATCCCCGCCGTCGTCCATGCGGCGATGGCATCCGCCTCAGCACAGGTCGGGTTCGCCTTAATGTAGTCCACACTCGCGGACTTCGCGGCGAACCGCTCCTGCCGCAAAAGTTGGTCCACATTGGAGAACTCTCCGATGGAGTCGAGCCCCTGGAGGGACGCCACAACCGGCGCTTTCTCCGCGGCATTGGCAACCTGGAGTTGATCAATGGCGACGACACACTGGCCTGCTAGGGCTCTGGCCTGGGCGAGCGCGATTTCCTTCCCGTTGAGAAAAGCGAGGGTTTGAAGGGCGTCGGCCATGGGAGGCTCCTAGTGAGTGAAGTGGGAAAACGGAGTGGGGCAGACTGGTGGTGATTCGGGTTTGATCTGGGCCATGATGGGCCTCCTTTTGGTTGTGTTGACCTACCAGGAAAGAATTAGTATTCCGTCGCCCCCACTCATGCCGGAAGTATTCGCCGCATTGCGTCCTCCACCGCCTCCTATTCCTGGAGCAGACCCTCTGGAAGTATAGAGATCTCCACCCTGGCCGTAGCCGCTAGATCCGCCCATGGAAGACGCGAAACCATTACCGGCTGGACCCGCCAGGTAATTGTCTCCCTCTTGCCCCCCACCCGTTCCAAGCAAAGAAGTGGTGAAGATAATGCCCGACACAGGTTTGGGAAGCCACCCAGATTGAGGCGTTCCGCCCCAGTCGAGATTGTTCCCGTTCACTTGGTTCGGGCCACCTCCGCTCCCGCCATAAGCCTTCCCCGAGGAAATACCGCCACCTGCGCCGCCACAGGCGAGAAAACCGCCGAATGTGGTGTTCCCTCCACTTGTCGCAGACCCATTCGTGGTGGCATTCCGGAATGCTCCTCCAGAACCAACGGAGTATGAGTAGCTGTTCCCAGGAGTCACATCCATGGAGAACATTAGTGAGCCGCCACCCTGACCGCCACCCATACAGGTCGAGGATGCCCATGCGCAGCCTCCACCACCGCCCACCATCAGCACGTTCAGTCGCTTGATCCCCGGCGGGCAAACCCAAGTTCCGCTTGTCCCAGCGGCAAAGGTCTTGGTGCCGCCGTTTACCAGCCGCCCGAGCGCCATGTCCCCGACATAATAGCCGCCGATTGAGACGCCGATACCGAACTCAGCCTGGACGGTGACGGCCCTCTGAACACCAGAAGCGTTGTTTGAGGTCATGTCTCCGTTGTAGCAGTTCGCGGTAAACCCGTTTGCGCTGATCCTGAACCCGCTGGGCGCCGCGCCTGTGTTAGGCGCAATGGCCCCCATCTGGTACCCGCTCGCGTCCGAACCGCTCCGCATGTCCAGCGAGTAGAGCAGCGGCACCCGCTCCACCAGGGCCTGGAGCGTTCCGTCCACGATCAAATCACCCGTTATTTGTTCTTCGAGGGTCAATCCCGATAGATAGACATTCCCAACAGTCCCACCATAATTCAGAAGGGCAACCATCCGCGCCGTTTTTGCATTGGCTGGGATCGCTAAGTCACAGCCGGGCCCAAGCGTCCCTGTATAGCGTGTCCAGTTGTTTGCCGGTGGTGCGACGCCTATGATACCTAAATAGAAGTAAGTGCCATTTCCGGTGATGTTGACACCATCGGAGTCCAAAAGCTGTAATCCAAGGTAGCAGACGCCGTTTGCAGCCGGGTCGCGGTCAAGCCACCCGGCCAAGCGATACTTTTTCCTGTAGTCAATAGGGATGTAGTCTTTGGAAATGATCGAAACACTAGTGTCTGTGACAGCCACCGTACCCCCCACTGGGGCCGAAGAATTAGGCAGTACAACCCAGGTGCCGTCAGTTACAGTCCAAAACGATGGGTCTAGGAAAGTGGGATCGAGATTGAGCCGGGTGCCCATACCGCCGATAACCAACTGGCTCGCAAACAATTGCCCAAAGAGCCCCGTCGTCGCCACCAGCACATCGGTCCATGCCGTGCCCGCTGGGTTGACCTGCACCGTGCGTGAGTCCGTGGTGATCGCATAGTAGCCTGGAGGGTAGGCCGGATCGGGCAGGGCGGGCTTCGACCCATAGGCCCACCCGACCTGATGCGGCTGGGAAGCGAGTTGCGCGGCGTTTGCCTTGTTCGTGGCATCCGTCGCCGCCGTGCTAATCGCGTTCTGCGCCGTGCCCACCGCGATGGCGTTCCGCAGATCGGCGGCGGCATTCTTCACGGCGGCCCACTTCGGGTTCCACAGGGCCACACGGTTGCCGGTGCCGAGTGATGTGGTGCCGCTTAGGGAGTTCCAGGCCGTGGGGCTGGTGAGCGTGCCCAGGTAGGACATCAGCGCGGAATAGGCCGCGTCATAGGTGGAGTGGTCTACGCTGTAGGAATTGGCCTTCGCCACGAGGTCCGCGTTCTCGCTCGTGATCGCGTTGTAATCCAGGATGATCTGCGGCTTTTCGCCCGTGGTCAGGGTGTCGGGGTCATTGATGGTGTTGACGCCGGTTTGGGCGCTGCTGGCGGCGGTTTGGGCTGCGTCCACTTCAGTGACATCGAACCACCGGAAACCTTGGATCTCCCAGTAGCCAGTGGTCCCGGCATAATTTCCTAGGTACTCTGGCTGGACGAACTTCACACCAGATTGGAAGTCCGAGCCCTGCCATGTGTGCTCGTAAAAGACCCATCCAGTATGTGCGGCGACGCCAGATGGATAATACGGTGACCTACCGATATTGGTTGCGCAGGGGGTGCCTGCACTATCAAGAAACTGTCGCAAGTCGAAGAAGAGGACGCCATCTGTCCCAGCTGCCGCTCGCGCCCAGAACCGAGTCTTGTATTTGCGCGATGTATCCACAGGGTGATAGACGCCATCATTGGCGGAGGCTTGCACGGCCATGCGAAGTGCAGTGGCGCCCTCCATCCCATCTGAGATTGTGACTACCGTTTGCCCTGCCAAATTGGGCCATAGCTCGATGGGGCGAGAGAGTGACCCGGAACCCTGAGCCGCATCCACCAGAGACTTCGCCTTCGCATAGATGGCATTGAGCAGGGCCTGCCGAGTGGAGTACACATCGGCAAACTTCTGCCTGAAGATGGTTCCCACGATGACCACATCGGAGCCTGGAATGTCATTCCAGCC